CCTTCACCGAGATAGAAGAATACCGTGTCAGCACCAGACTGTCTGACAGCTGCATCTACAGACTGTTTGACTGAATGTAGGATATTTGCTATTGGTTCATTCTTGAGAGTCTGCTGATCAATAATTTCAAAATCTTCAGGAACAGCTGGTTCTTGCCCCTTTGTTATTTTCTTCTCGTTGATCTTCGCAAGCCAGCCGCCAGCTTTCTTTTTGTGGTGTCCCCAAAACTCCGTGCGGGTCTTGAACTCCGCCTCCCAACCTGTAGTTTTGTGTATGACCTTGATACTCCTAGTCTCCCCTACAGATGAGAGGCTATATTTGAAGGCATCTAAGTCTAAATGTGCAACCTTTTTAGTCATCCTCCCTCCCGTCTCACTCTCTTTTAAACCTAATACCCCACTACAGTTAGATAGAGATTAGGTGTCTTACCGTAGGTAGCAACAAGCTCATTTCCTATGCTAGTCGCCCGTTCATCCAGGTATATACCCACAATGCAACTACTGTAGTCTCCTGAAGAAAGTACACTCCGCCCAAAGATACAAGCTTTTAGATCGGCATCATAGTATGGCGGGAAAAGGGAAAGATCGTGGGTGTCGAGAACTTCATAGAGTTCACCTTCAAATCCAGGACATGGTGAAAATATCTCAACAATTTCATCATACGTGTACCCTACAACGAGACTAGCAGAATATTCAATTCCCATTTTCAATCCTCGTAAGTGTAATCTTGTTCATAGTTTTCAGTACCCATAGCATCGAGCATATCTGGAACATCTGATTGAAAATCAAAATCCCAGTAATTTCCTTCGCGCCAAACCTTTCCGTTAATAATCACTTTCAACATGTCACAGTCTTTGTCTCTTAAAAAATGGACAGCCATATCAATCCTCTCCACTCAGTTCTTCATACTTGGCAAATACAGCCAGAGTCTCTTCTTTAGTGTCTTGGAAGTTATTCTTAACCCACAGAGCAGCAGCCTTATCAACCAGCTTTACAGCTTGTTTGTCAAGACCTTTGGGGTTGTAGTCTTCATTGTATGTGAAATCAGATTTTAGTGCCTTAATATCTTCACTGATCACTTTAGCTTTAGTTTTAAGATCAACCAGACGTTCGTAAAGGTTTTCTTCAGTATACATATTTATTCTCCTTAGCTTAATAGTTCTTTAATTCGACTTTTAATACGTTCTACACGCTGAGCATCTTGCTCAGAATCATGAATCACTTTATCCAGTTCCAGACGAGCTACACGTGCCTCTGCAATCTCAATAGCGATCTGTTCACTTGCAAAATCAAGTTGCTCTGTCGCTTTCTCAAAGGCTTCGGTTGCCTTGGTAAGTAGTTGCTTACCTTTGGTCCCCGGAATAATACTCTTAATGTTGAACCTCATTAACTCCTCCCAATTCAAAAGATGAGGGGCTAAAAAGCCCCTACTAAACACATCACCATACTCTCCTGTCAGAAAGGAATGTCTGAATCGAAGTCATCAAAGTCCGGCTCAGGTTTACTCTGATTAGGTTTAGCTGACTTTGAGTGAGTCTTTTGGCCGTCCTCAACAGGAGATTCAACAGGAGTGTCCACTTTCTTCACATTATAGCTGACGCCGAGCACGTCATCCTCCACGCTGTCAGAAGATGACTTACCTTCATAGGGTACATGCTCAAGCACTTGAACAGTGTCCAACATCACAACCACCTGATTGTCTTGATTTCTGTAGCCAAAAAGCTTCACGTTGCATACAGAACCGTTACCCACATTCTCTGTGAATGGATTACCTTCTGCATCAATGACGTTCACTGTCATTGGATTACCTTTCTTACTGAACTCAGGTCGTGCAACACTGAATCCGTACATATCAGCGACAATATCATAATTGACCTTACCTTCTTCCACTTGAGAGGACAGTGGGTATTTAATTCTGCGAGGAGGTTTTGAGGTTTTCTCAACCCCGACCAGAGAGAAGGATTTGTTAACCATCACTTCATCCAGAAGCTTGTCCTTTGTCTCTTCATCTACAAAAAGAGTACAACTGTATTCCCGATCCTCGCTTTGATACTTCTTTTGAGGTTCGTGTACAACGGGGTAGAATACAGTCGTATTCATAATATACAGATTTACAGTTTCAAGACCGCCAGATTTAGGTAGTTCGCGCAGTACAATACTGGTCATATTTATTTCTCCTTTATTAATAATTGTCAAGCTTCAAAAAGCTGTTTCTTGTTCAATTGTTTCATTTTACGATACTCTGCCTTAAAGCAGTCTTTCAACATTGCAGTGTATACAATGTATGGGATAGGATTACCCATAAAATCAAAAGCTGTTTTGTTATATTTCTTTAGCTCGTAAGTTTCATAGCTGGTAATACCCTTCTCTTTTGCCACTTGGTGAGCTTCTTTACGAAGCTGTTTTGCCTTTCGTGCGTTCAATATCTTCTCCTTAGTTTGTTTTAGGGTTAAACCTAGTTCAGACCTGCCCCCACAACTGCAGAAACCAGACCTCCAACAAAGAGACACCCTGTCACCACCAACCCCTTCCACATAGCCATTCCCAAGGCAAGTTCTTGTGGGCCTGCAAGATAGACGAAATATACAAAACCAGCCGGTACTGCTGTATAAAAAAGTAAACTCCCTACACAGAGCAAGATAACACCCAGGAGACTCTTCACCGTACATACTCCTTAAACTCTAGTTTTGCAATTTTTGTTTTTCTCTCCACTCCTCGCTCTTTGAGAGCGGAATCAAGAGCACGCTTGACACGTCTTGCGTCCTCCCGAGTATACTCTTCTGTATAAATCTTATCAAGATCATCTACAACAAGGTAGATTTTACTAATCATGTCTTCTCTCCTCTGTTTTTAAACTATGGGTAATATTATACAGGATTATAGGAAAAGGTCAAGAACTTTTCACACGACACCTTGTATAAGTTTTTCAGCTTCAGTGATATAGTAATCATAGTCTAGTTTTTCCCAATAAAACTCACTTACACTATTGCACGTCTCCACATTGTAGCTTGTGTCAATGCCCAATCGCCGTAAATCCCCACCCTCTTTTAAAGGTGGCATCTCCTTGACCAGCTTACCGCCTTCTTTTGATGGATAATACCTACAAATATTTTGCTGTAAAACTTCCTCCCCATTTTCACGAATCAGGTACAGTCGAGAACTACGAGGAACCTTTGTTCTAAGGAAAAAATCATATTCATTTTCATGATTTAAAATAAATTCCCGAACATCAACACCTTTGATTAAATGTTCATACACAGCCATTGGGATAATCATGGCCGAGTGATTCTTCTGCCACCCTAGTTCATTATAAGGCAATACTTCATATGCGCCTTTAGTTTTAACTTTCCCGGACTCTGTGATAGATAGGTAATTATTTACATCTCTGATATACATAATATCATAAGTATCACCCTCCATAGTTAAACCCGTAACAGCTTCCCACCGGCTAACAATTTTATCAGCCTTATCCATCATATCAACTTCAACCATGTACTCAAAACCATCAGTGTTACACATGATAATCTCAGCATCACAATGGTCAATCAATGCGCCCATAAGCATGCATAAAGACAGCTGTCCACCAATAGTAATACTCATAGTATATGCAGGATCATACAATGGGCTAAACTGGTTATTACTATCACCATAGACACCATTGAGTGCAAGTTTCAAAGCCGCATTTGCTGGGTGTTTCTTGTCATACCCTTTACGCTCTTTATATAAATCCTCATACACCTTACAAAAGGTTTTACCCAAATGTTTAGGATAAACACTGTTTGCAATTGCCATATTAGGGTAGTAGCTAGCAACATCCAGAGTTCTTAGTTTTCTGGTTTTGGTTGACTTAATGGTTCCTTGTTTTGCACCGTGTATGCCGCCTGTACCAAAATCATATCTAAACCCATTTATAACAACATTTAGAGTATCAGCCACCCTATAGCACCAATAGTAAGATTTAGCACCCTTTGGACTTTTCAGTTCTTTTTCCTCAACCCAGCCCAATGGTTGTTGTTTTCTTAATTCATCAATTTGCTCCTTACTAGGTTCATATCGTTTGTTTGTCTTGTCCACAGGGTCATTTATTTTTTTACGCTTAGTTACCATCTCAGCGTATTTTCCCACATCCCCCAGTTGGTGTTCCAGTAGATCAGAAAAAACACCTTTTGTCTCTGTAATAACCTGAGACTTAAACCATTCATGTACTGCTTGAAATTCCACCCGATTTCTTTTAAAGTCAATGTAATCAAACAAACAATCCTTCACTACAATTTCATCTCGAATTGTTTGTTTCATCTTTCTTCCATATTTACCAAGGGTATAGCAACACCCTGGATTTTCTTTTTCTAACCTGTTAATAAACAGTTGTTTTCCGATTTTTGTATCGTTGAAATTCGTACAATCAAATCCAAATTGTTTAGTCAACGCCTCTCTTAATTCAATTGCAGACAATGAGTAATTGTAGAATTTCAAAGTTTCAATCACATCCTTCTTGTTATACTCAAGAAGAACTTCAATCTGTTCATCGTTCAACCATGTCCCTGGAGGATACGGTAAGTCTTCAATCTCTTCTGAGCGCATGTTAAATTCTAACATCTTCAACGATGTTGATCTTGCTTTGTTATCGAAGTGATGAATTAGAAATAAATCAATTTGAGGAATAATAACGTCCGAATCTCTAATCCCCCTAAACCTTCTATCATCTCCTTTTTGAGAATTGAATATCTCCTGGGCATATTCATATATTTCTCGATGTGACCATACACAATCAACTCCTTTCTTTTTACAATTCTTGGCCTTTTGTAACATCTTATGGATCACAACATAGTCAAACCCTATGTTGTTAAACCCAACCATTGACACCTTGTTAATGGATAAATTACGCAAATACACAAGAAGTTTAGCCGAATCATTTTTGCGAATGCTAATCTCAAAACCGTGTTCTTCTTGTGTATCGGGGTTTATGCAATACATTGTAAAAGCAGAAGGGTAAGTTTCTATATCATAGATGATTCTGTGTGCCAACATTTACTCCTATTTTAAAAATTAACTTCCGGTGGATTATCTTTCACCCAATCATCAAAATCATAAAGATTTGAAGTTTTAATATCAAAATACATACTACCCGCTGGACCTGTTTCAGAGAAATCTCTATTTTTCAAGATAGTAACGTATGTCCTATTTCGTTCAAGAGGGTCTTCCGCTTGCTTGTCACGTTCCAAAGCAATAGTTTGACCCGCAGCTTTCACCAAGAAAGACGAACCTTGAGCATCATCCTCTGTCAAAGGACCGGCGTGAATTCCTGATGAAGATTTACGGACGTGTGAAACAATAATTGGTGTAATACCATATTCTTTCATAACCCGTTTAAACCATGTAGCAACCTCCTCCTGTTCAGAGACGCCCATACCAGACAACAAGTCACTGTAAGGGTCTACAATGAGAACTGTGATTCCCATAGAGATGATCATCTCTAGAATCTTTTCCTTGATTTGCTCCCATGAAGCACCCCTATCATCACAGACATAAAGTGTTGGTGTACCATCTGGTTTCTCGTAAAGAACATTCACCTGATCTTTAATATCATCCCTACCCAAAAATTCTAACCGCTCGTCTTTTGACATTCTATGCAATGGGGTTTTCAGATGATACGACAACATGTTTTGTGAGAACTTACCGGCGTCAGCTTCTAGAGACAACACCCCAACTACTTCATTCTGTTCATAAAGCGCAAAATGTCGAGAAAGCCCTGACATTAATGTAGTTTTGCCGATTGCGGTCTTTGCAAGAATCAAGGTAATCTCTTTCTTGACAATCCCGTCTCCCAACATTGCAGACGCCTTTTTTAGAAAAGGAGGTAGACTAATCATCTCCAAATCAAGTCTGTCTAATGCTGCCTTATAAAGACCTGTAGACGCATGTATCCCAGCGGGTGTATAAGGAGCCGCAGCCCAAAAATCACTAATGAACTCACTCTCAAAACCTAGACACCTTCCGTTGTCTTTATCCCAAATATAAGAGTTAGGGTCTTTCCTACGCATTTTCATGTAAAAGACTTTACCGCGAGGCAGCACTTTAGCAATCTTATGCAAAGATTCCTCACCGGCTGAATCACTATCCATTGCAATAATAATTTTCTTAAATTGATTGAAAAAAGCGTATTGCTGTTGAATTTGTTTGTGAGCGCTTGTTTCACCAATGGTTGGACTCACCACCGCCACGGGATCAAACTTTTTATTTTTCTGGTTATCGTAAAGCATCATGAATGCAGCTAGTGCGTCATGCTCTCCTCCAACAATAACAACTGTGTGAGAATAAGTCTTAAACCGGAATTGACCAAATAATTCACAATCCTTACCTGTCTCACCGTAAGGGGTGTTGAACGTCTTTGGGTGCTTTCGCACTTTATAACCAGACAATTCATAGTTCTGAGTTGTTGGATAATAGCTGGCAACCACATCACCACCTTCTTCATATTCATATCGAACACCAAAAGGTTTACTAATGTCTGACCGAATACCTCTATACCCTTTACTATCTACGCCTGTTTTTTCTTTAATTTCAGCATGCACACTATCGTTAAACTCTAACCCCACAACATCCTCCCAATGTACCCCATTATATCGGCTGTATCTTTCAGTATCACCAGTAATTTCCTCATATATTCGACAAGCTGTTAAAAATGCAACCTCTTCTTTTTGCATAATGAAAGATACAGCATCTCCCCCATCGCTGCATTCACCATAGCAATGCCAACTATCAGTATCCTCGTATATACAAAAGGAAGGTGTTCTCTCATCATGGAAAGGGCAACATATTTTACTAGAATTTTTCACAGGACCACAAAAATACTCAACAACTTTTACTATATTACTCAACAGTCCCTCCTATAAATGAACACAGCGCCCTAAGACGCTGTTTAAATGTGAATGTAATGCGAAGCAAGGATACCCTAGCACCAACGTGTAAGGTATCCTCAGAAGGTATTACAGGAGCTTCTAGGCTCTAATCTTTTCTTGTGGTGGAAGAGTACTCTCTTCTGTAAACGTAGTTACCTCATATTCTCCATTATCACCATCAATATCTCCTTTAACGACAGAGAATTGTCGTTCACCTAATTTGACAATCATCTCCAGCATTTCCATCAAATCTTTCTCATTAGTCACTTTTCTAATCACCGCAGCCATCAATATTCCTCCAAATAGGTATTAACTCTGCTCAGGTCATCTACAAGCTGTGCATCTTCGACCATCGAGTATAGCACAGAATAATTGTAGTTACAATCACGAAATATTCGACCATCGTCTTCATCACCTTGCAGGATTTCCATTATCTCAGCCTCAATAGCTTTGTCTGTATCACTCACAACTTTGAAACCGGTAAGCGCATTCTCAACAAGATAAAAACCATCGTTCCAGTCGTTTCGTGTTTGCTCCATAGCACAAGCTAACCGAAGGTATTTGCTCATACTTAAAATAACATCCTGAATCTCAGAAAAATCACTATCGGGCGGAAGGTTATATTTTACTTGCAACCAAGCAAGGTCTTTGACCTTCTGTTTTTCTTTCTCCACAGCAGCCTTTTCCTGGATATCTTTACAAATATTAACTTTTTCTGCTTCTGCTTGTCTAGCTAGGACGTCAAACCGCTCTTTCACCGTACGAACAGCTGTATCATATCCGTCAGTTATGAAACAGGTCCGATCTAAGTCTTCAAGATAACCGGCACGCTTTGTTTCTGTAGTCTTTTTCGAAGACCGAGAAGATTTATAATAACTGTGAGAATATTTATCGGGTATACCGATACTTTTCATCAGCAACCCAACCTTCTCCCGTACAGCTTTATTATTCTCGATCAGTGGTTTGTTTTCTTCATGGACAGCTAGAAGGTCGGCTAAGTCTGAATCTAGAAGACGACGATATTCTGTAAGCTTAGCATCAATTTCCTCAAGGCTACTGCACTGTTGATAATTTCCCCAGCCATCTTTCCTTTTAAAAGCATTTGCAACAACTATACCACCAATCTTGGTTCTATTGAGCGTAAACAATTTCTTGATTTCAGGCATAAACTCATCTGCCTTTTTCTCAAGCTGTTCAATCTCAGATTTAAGAAAATCAATGGCTTCATTTGTGTTTTTAACAAACCTCATTTCCTACCCCCGCTCGAACAAAGAAAAATCTAAACTGAACATCTCAGATACTGGGCTGTCGTCAAGATCAATACCGTCAGTCCACACCCCCGTAACTCGGTAAATTCCCCCAACACCAAAATCAGACCAACCTTGAGAGTCAATACACTCCAGGTAATCTCCTTCCCGAATTCCGCTAAAACTCCGCAAACCCTCTACCTTTTTCATAATTTAATCTCCATTTTAGCTGTTATCTTCAAATCCACACACCGAACACTTAAAATAGGGATATCCCTCTGAATCCCTCCCCAACAATTTCCACACATGACCATCTTCATCACAATCATGGTGTCTTGTAGTTTTCCACAAATCATACCCCGTCATGTAGGGATATGCAACCCTCTGTGGAAAACCTATTAAAGTACCTTTCATATTCCCCCTCAAACGCTCTGTGAGCCTCCTACACACGATTTACTGACGCATCCTACCCAATGGTATACCTTCTGTTGTAAAAGCGCTTATTCAAGCGCTGATGCCAGCTCACTATGGAAAGCATTACATCTCTCATAATGCATTATAGTCCACATGGAATCTTCCAAACGGCTCTCAAGGGTGAGAATTCCTTCTAACACCCACAAAGGCAGAGATTGCCCCATTGCACTACCGCTTTCAATCTCTTCTTTAACCTTGTCACTCAGTTTCATACTGTTCTCCCTTTGAATTAGGTTTAAAACAAGCCTACCATGAAAAATCTTATCTGTCAACAAGTGTTGAATTCTTTTTATCAAAAAGCTTGACTTTTTAAATAAAAGGTGTATAATATAGGACATATTCATCTAACCGAAAGGACATTTGAATATTGCTGACTGGTAAGTCCAGTCTCGCCATGTGTGGGGTCAGAAATGCAACGGGCGCACATAGGTTAAAGATCACCACGGAGCTACCACAAATCAAAGTCCGGTCGAAAGGGTATGGACTTAGTAGCAGCGTTCAAGGACGTAAAAAAGATACCTAACTACAATCGCCTTGTCAACATGTATTGTAGCCTTGCAGTCAGAACGCAATCTTAGGGATTGTGACCACCGTCTGATTGTTTTCTCGTCTCAAGTGGAATGGCAGTTTAGCTGCTTGGTGGATCACTGAGGGCAGGGAGAAGGTGAAGGACTCCAACCTAAGTCTAAGCACAGCAGCTGAGGAGTTGCAATAAGTGTATGGCTATGGGTTAGGGGTCTTTTTACCTTTTTTCTGAACTCAGTGGAATGATTATAAACCCTATGTATTTAGGTGTTGGTACACACAGTGTTGACAGAGGGATGCAGGAGGTGTAGAATCCCAACCATCAAGCAGTAACACCTTTTGACACTAGTGGAGATTCAGATGGAGCGTATTGACTTTATTGTTGACCAAGAGAATAAGGTTATTTCGTACAATGGTTTAGAGTGGGGGAGCTACAAGCTCTATAAATCAGTTTACTATGTAACTGAAGAAGTGTTAACCCGTACAAAAACACACGTTACATCTGGTCATCCTGCCGCTGTGAACAAGCTATTCACAAAAACTTTTCACATCACACCCAGCAATTTCAAAAAGGTGTTCAATGCTATGATGTATGCTCTTTGGGTGAAGCCGTATAAGAAGGATATCCATAAATACCTTACTTTCTCTGCAGGTAGGATCACACCGAAGGTAGTAAATAAATACCACAAGGTAAAAACAATCCTGGATCAAAACAAAAAAGATGGTATTGAAAACATATCACCTATTTGTTTTGCTACTGGGCAGACACCTCAACAACTCAAAACAAGAGTGGGGAAATCTGCCTGGAAGAAGATATGTAAAAACACATTCACCAGGAACTTGTTGATTGCAAAGCACATGGGCTCTTCTACGGGCAATATTAATATTCTTCTTGAAACGCCATCTTCTATATTAAAACAAGCGAACTCCCCCTATGCAAAAGGGGCTCGCGAAAGTCTGTATGCAATCAGAAAGGCGGGTTTCCCTCTAACCCACACTTTTCGTCATAGTGCTGACAGGAACAAAGTAAAGCTTATTCAAAACATCTATGCAGATACAGAGAGAATGTCCAAACAGCTGGAGAAAGCGTTTAACTCTGATTGGAGTATTGGTAAGCTGCAAGCAAAGCATTCAGAATATGCCGACATTATTCGGAAAAGAAAGTTTAGTGATGAACCTTTTGCTGTTCTGGACAATATCACTGTAAAACATCTAGAGTTTGGTGAGTATACAGCAACACTCTTAACAAGTGCTCTAGAGATAGTCCAGGAAGGTGATGCCATGCATCATTGTGTCTCGGCATATGTCGACAGTGTTCGAGAGGGGCGATACTTGGTATACTCTATTAAAAAGGATGGGGTTAGGAGTAGCACACTGGGGGTCTTTTCTCCTACCAAAATTACTGGAATTTTAGGAGAAAAGAGTAAGGTTTGGAGCTATCAGCAACAATATGGTGTTTGTAATCAGCCCGTTGCAATGGTAGAAGAAACTCTTATTGCTGATATGGTGATCGCTGAGTTGAACAAGGTACAAGCTGATGAATAAACAGCTATCGTATGCAGTTGACAGGGCAGGCAACATCCCGTATAAAAGAGGTCAATCCAGGCATTACTGTGTAATTGTGAATAAGCGAGGCAAGGTGGTGGCGGAAGCAGCCAATAGTTACGTTACTACGCACCCGGTAATGGCAAAGGTGTCCAAGCGTGTAGGGTTGGATAAGACATTTTGTCATGCTGAAGCTTTAGCATTGCTTCGCGCTGCTAAGAAAGTTGGAAAAGGTGATAAAGGACTTTCTCTGTATGTTGCAAGAGTGGATGCCAAAGGGAATGCAACGAATAGTGAACCGTGTCCGGTTTGCAAACTAATGATAGAAGAATCGGGAGTAATAAAGAATGTCTACCACACTTAATTTTGCAAAGCTAGGTGTTAAGATTCTGGAGGAAAGCAAGCCGTCCTTAGAGAAAATGCTGGACACCGTTGAGCGAGTGTTCAGTGTAAATTTTGAATGTTACCCAACCTATTACAACGAGGTAAAGGAGGATTACATTGAAGCACTTGAAGATTGTAGGGGTGCATTGTCTTACGGTAATTTAGCTTTGTGTGAACACCTAAGTCACTGGCTAAGGGATATGCCCGATGCGGAGAATTACAACTATCGTGCAGGCGTTGAACTTATAAGCGTTACTTTGTGGAGCTACTTAGATGGAGAATGTTAACATACGTCATATTGTGTATGCCATTTTAAGCATAATGTGTGGGATTGCGCTAGGATACGTGGATGAACAGCACAGGGAGCAAATGAAAAAAGATGTTCCACTATATCAGGATCGAGTGCTTCCTCGTCATCAGGACGCTTTCACTATTGTGGACATGCCAAATAACCAGAAAATAGAAAGGTGTAAATCCTCAAGACAGTGTCGCAAGTTGGCGGAAGTGATTGTGTATGAGTCAAGAGGGGAAAGCTTTAAAGGAAAGGTTGCCGTTGCAAGTGTTGTGCTCAATAGAGTGGATAGTGCCAGATTTCCAGATACGATAGAAGCTGTTGTGCATCAACCCAGGCAGTTCTCCTATCTGCAAGATAAACACTTGCAAACCAAACCGAGCGGAGATGACTGGACAAAGGCGTATGTCGTTGCTTATAATGTTAAAAATGGAATCATTGAAAGAGCAACAGACGCTGACCATTATCTAGCACCAAATAGCTTGACAAGGCTCCCACATTGGGCTAATGTGTATGAAAGGGTGGATGTTATAGGGAACCACCACTTCTATTCCAGCAATTGATCAGAGGGACGTGTGATGCGTAAAGTTTCAGAGCTATTGGAAATCTGTAAAGAATATAACTATTTGTGGAACTTATCTGCGGATACCGCGGACACTTGGATGATGTGCTTTGCTGCCGAGGATGCTTTCATTGAAGGTGCAATCTCGCCGGATGAATATTACACTGTTACTTACTATTGCCGACAAATAGTTAACTCGTTGGAGTATGATGCATCTACAGTTCGGCGGGGGCTAGGACTTCCCCACCCTCTACTCTGTGAAAAATCATTTACCACTCTAAAAGAATGGTGGAATAATCATATTCAAGATTTGAAAGAAAAAGGAGAATAGTTATGAATTTTAAAGTAGGAGATAAAGTTGTTTTCGATACAGAAGCTGCACCACAGAGCTACAAAGAAAAAAGTTGGGGAGAAGAATACGAAGAATTCATGCAGTCTGGTTTAAAAGCCAGTATTATCATGGTTAATGGTGGAAATGTTAGACTTAAAACAGTATTATCAAGTGGGAATATCTTCGAATTTACAATGTTTGAGGAAGAAGTGAATTATCTAAAACTTGTCAAAGAAAAGGACAATATCATCACTCCAGATTCAAAGTTTGAATTTGAGTTCTCTTTGGATGAACTAATTTACCTTTTCAAAGTGGTGGGAGCGGCTGGATCAACCCCCGATGGGTTGAAGATATACAATCAATTTCGTGACATTTTTGAAAAAGCTTGCCCAGCATTAGAAGGAAACAAGCTAGTAACATGGTCACCAGAGAACATTAAAACCGTTGTTCTTGAGAAGCATTGGAATAAGCGGCTGATTGAAGAAAGAATTAATTCTCTCAAACAAGATTTGCTCAAAGCTGAGAAAGCCCTAGAAAACATTTGACAACCTCCTAACGACTTGCTAGTATCCTGGTAAGTCGTTTTTATTTATCTGGAGATACGCTCATGGTGTGGGGTGGAAAAGGTAGATCAGGCATTGGCGATAAGAACATCCAAGGAACTTGGGAAGATTGGGACGGCCTGTCACCAAATGGTAGGCAATACAAGAATGCAATAACCCAAGAGACTAGGAATTTGTCTGGAGCTGACTACTGGCATGCAAGGAAAGCTGATTATCCATCTCAGGAACCTGAAACGTGGGTGAAAGGAAAAGCCAACATTGCAGCTTTTGCTGATCCAGGCCCAGTCAAAAAGAAAGAAACTCCAGTGGAGTATGCAGTATTTCCACAGCAACGAACATACGACAATCTCGAAGTCCTGGAAGCGAGGCTAGAGAAACAGTTGGAGAATGATCAAATTGATTTTGAAGAGTATCTATCTTTAAAAGAAGGGTTGGAACGCAAGAAGCAGCGAGCATGGAAGAACCTATGCCGTGCAAAAGGTTGGGAGATTGAAGGGGAACCGAGTAAAGAAGATAAAGAGAAGGAGCGAATTGGGAAACTCTATTACAAAGAGTTGCAGGCACATAATAAACGGATTGAAAAAGAATTTAGAAAGTCTTACACTCATCAGGCCAAAGTGGTGAACGACTCTCCAAGCTGGCATGTGTTGGCTATGGTGGGAGTATTAATTTTGCTAGCTATTGGTTTTGGTGGTTGACACGGCAGGGACAACAGGTTAATATGTTTATCAACAAAACAAATCAGGAAAAGGGTAATATGCGCGCTACAATTAAAAAGTCTGACATGCGGGATTGGGAATTTGAAAAAGAAAAGCGGGAAACCAAAAAGCAACACAAGAATTTCCGCCGTCAGCGCCAAGACAAACGAAACGTCTGGACAACCCACACTGAAATGGAGCATTGAAACATGAATAAAGATTATGCAAAGTGGAAGCAAAAGCATTATTCTAAAAATTATAATGAACGTCTGGGACAACATTTTGTATGCGATTTCATTCACCAGCCCTGGCCTGAACTGTTTTATGAGGATGATGACAAAATTGCAGATGAGATGATTCGAGAATGGCTCACTGCCCACCACTACTATGTTACAATGCCAAGAAAGATTAACTGAGGAAACCACCTATGATTAAGACAGCAGGCAAGACTTTCCAGCAAGTGCTGGATGAGATCACAGACAAACTTGAAGCACAGGGCAAGCGGTGCATGGACGTATATTCATGCTTATACTCTGATGGTGAAGGCAACCATTGTGCTGTGGGTTGGTTGCTTTCCGAAACGGTAACACTTCGGGGTGATGCCAAAACGCTAACCGAAACATATCCGGATTTAGGGGAGAATGACGCTTTCATTCGAGAATACACCACTGAGCTAACATATGTTCAAGCCATTCACGACGGCGCTTGTTCTTACAGTAAAGAATCACTCAACAAAATGGGATACAATGTCGAGCGCCTGTTCCAACTTTGTAATACACCAGAATTCAGAAAAGTGGAGGAGCAATATTCATGAGTAAAACGAAAACGGATATTCTTATTTTTGATAGCGTCAACAGCTTGGCTAACGATAAACCTGTTGTTGTCTACAATGACGTGCGTGAAATGGGAGAAAGCCTTGTCAGTGGATGGTACATATTATTAAGAAATAATGAGGCGGTATCCCTCCCCGCCGATACAATTTTAGTAAAACGGTTGATCACTGATCAGGAATAACTATTAGAATCCGTATTCCAATAAAATACTTCTATTGGACAGAAGGTTGTTTAAACTCTACTCTTTGATCAAATCAAACAAGAGCAGGAGGTGGAAAATTGTATATTGTTAAAGCGGTCAACGGGCACGGAGAATGTTACCTTTATATAGACGAGATGGGTGAAGCTTCCGTTGACGTAGTGGTATTTGAGAACGAAGAAGATGCAAGTCAATCGGCGGTTCTGTATGTAGAAAATCACCCGCTAGACGGTGTGTGGGTGGAAGAAGTGCGGGTTGTACAATAAAAGCAATAATGTGGTTGGGTATTCGGCAGCAAGATCGGAGGCGATGGCAGCACCATCCACGTAGTACACTCAAGGCTCCCTAACCGGGGCCTTTTTTGTTTTAGTGCTTGACATTGCTCACCAAGCTGCTAGAATGACCACATCAAGACAACAAACACTGAAAAAGGTGAACGAAATGACTACAATCAACCAAGTGGCACAGCAAGTCGTAAAAGATTCTATCGACTGGGAATACATTGCAGGTACGAATCTCAAAGAGGTGTATTCTACCGAGTATGGGCACAACGGTCTCACCCCTAAGAGTTGCGCAGATTATCTTGCCGGTCTGCCATCGGTTTGCACAGTGCCATTCATGAACCATGATATTCTTCAGCTGTTGGAACAGAATGGGATCACTCGCCGAACAGAAAGTGCGCAATCTCGGTTGATTGATGAATATTGGAAGGCAGTGGGTCATCAATTCTATCGTTTGGTGCGGTGAGGTAATAACATGAGATTCAATGATGAAGCTGTGCAGGAAATATTCATAAAGGTGATTGATGCGGGTATTTATCCAGACAACGACTTCATGTGTTTAGCTCTATCTTGGGCCGAGCGTAGGGGGCTGATCACCAGCGCAGAGCAATATGTCGCAACTGTGGCGATAGAAGATTATCTGCTCAACTTGTGCGGACGTAACGGGGCAACAGGGACTCTTCTCAGAGCGATACACGATGGGGGCATGATACCGTCCCGTTTTGAATACTCAACTTCAGATTGGGCCCAGTTCTACGGCGTGGAAATCTATCTTAACTGGGCTAAGCGCCCTATTCGGAGGTGACTTGTGAAAGTTGATACACAGGACGTGATTAACAGAGTGATTGATGCCGGGTTTTATGGGACGGGGCTGGCGACAATGTATATGTGTTGGGCCTTGGTATATGCCTTTGATGCTGGCGTGATCTCAAAAGATGAAAAAGAGATTACAGAGACGGAAATCAATGACTACTTGAATAAGATAAACCCACAGATCGTCAATAGCCTGCGACAAGCCCTATATGACAGGTGGAATGTCAACATGTACAAATATCAGAATGGCAGACAAAGGTGGGTGAGGGAAGTTGGATTGCCATTTTATCGAAACTGGCGCAATCGTCCTGACCCTTCAGAACCTAAGTTCAAAGTCCCCCAATAATATCGCCCTGGCTGCCTGAGAAGGCGCTGGGGCGTTTTTGTGTCCAATACCCTCACTACCCACTACAAACCAGCTTAACCGCCTTGTAACGCATCACAGGACGTTAAACCCCTGCACTAAAAATAATTAAATTAATGCTTGACACACCACAGCGTCTGTGTAGAATGGATACCAGATCAAACGAATTGGAGTAAAGAGAAATGATTGGACATCGGAAAAGCACTTGGCACATTGTTCACCTGATCCTCACCCTTATTTTCTTCCCTTGGTTGCTTGTGTGGGTGTGTTGCGCAATGATGAATAGCTCCTACAACCGCAGACAAGAACACAAAGAGTTGATGATGCTGTTGGCAAAAGGGAAAGAATAAACATGACCACACAAACACACTTAGACGCTATCCGGCTGAGGTTATCTCGGGAGCGCGTTCGACTTCAATCTGCAAAATGCCCTAATGAAATTGCTTTGCGTGAAGTGTGGGTGCAACAGATCGAGAAAGAATTGCAAGACGAATTAGATTTTCTAGGGATTAAAGATAGTCTGTTGTCTGATTTATCAGATGATGAGCTTCTTTCTGAATTGATGGGGTGAAACACTATGCTTGATAAACAAATATTGTTGAAAGGATTGGAAGAGTTACGGGATGAGGGGCCAACGTATGTTTCCTTTGGCATTTGTACCAATGTAAAAAGTCTTACGTCCAACTACGATGGTTCACCAACTGCCATTATGTACGACCTGTTTAAGAGTTGGCCGAAATTTTCGGGCGATAAGTATTACCCTGTCCCAAGTCCAAGCGGCTGTAACGCCAGCTTAGAATATGATGATAGCTTTGACCTGTGGGATAAGACGACAGAGTACGGGCGTAGCAGGTGGGAGCTACTGGATTTTATGATTAGTGAGCTTCAAACTGAAATTAATGCTTGACACCAGCCCCGAATCATATAGAATGATCATCAACAGGGACAAACACAGCGTCCTAAACACTGCAAAAGGAATCAAACCATGAAAATGACCATCAATTTCTCTGACTTCAAGCGTGCTTTCAAAACCTATGGTCGTGAAGATAACTTCAGCTGTGATGCGCTGAGGGAAATCTTTGACTGCCTCGAAGAAGTACACGATGGAGATTATGATCTGGATGTGATTGCTATCTGCTGTGACTTTAGCGAGTCTTCCGTGAAAGAGCTGGTTGAGTATTATGACATTGATGTGTCTGAGTGCGAAGATGACTATGATGTTGCAGACAAGGTTGAGGAGTATCTGAAAGGCAATACTTCTTGGTTTGCGTCTACTGACGAAGGTTATGTTTACCTTGATTTCTGAAACACATGTCCAACCAAGCACACCAGAAATGGTGTGCTTTTATGAGAGGGTGATCTAATGCAAAACGTAAATGTTCAAGATGTTTTTAATAAAGTGATTGATTGTAACATTTATCCCGAAGAGCCTTTTATGTGCAATGCTCTGTTTATTGCCTGTGAAGAAAGCATCATCTCCGATGCTGAATACTTCGAAGCAAAAGCAGCAGTTGATGCCTATATCGGAGAACACGTATCCCTTCGAGTTCTTCTTAAACACGTCTTTAAGGATGAATCTGCTATAGAATTCACCAACAGAACCGACGAATGGGCAGCGTCTTATGGTGTAGACTTCTATCGTAATTGGGAGAACCGTCCAGCATGGAAGAAACTAGGGGATTGAGATGAAAATAGTCACTGAAATCTACAAAGCAGATAAGGAAACAGAAAAACTTCATTGTATTGTGGTTGAATGGTACAAAAGCAAAAAGGACGTTGAGTTGGGCAAGCCGTACACGGTGGTGAATAGCGGCTTCTCAAAAGATTTGGCTTTACACGAAGCCGTTGTCCTAAAAAGTAAGATGAGTGACGCACCAGTTTGTAAAATGTTTCGCATCAATAAAATTAAGCCAGTTGGGTGAAGTGAAAGAAGACCGACGCTCACTTATGCACAGTCAGGAAATGGATGCAGAAAAGACAATTAAGTATCTGAAAATAAAAGCTTGACTCTTCTTCGCCAGCCGGTATAATGGCTGGCATACACACAGAAAACACAGGAACATTGCCATGATCACTACCACCAGCCTCACACACCCCACCATGATGA